CATTCGGCGAATGAAGAACCTTCGCAACAGCGGCACTGAGGTGTTCTTCACTGCACATGAAGATATCGAAAAAGTGTACGCACGTGGCGGCATGATCACGGCAAAAGGCCAAACTCAGCAAGAGCCCATAGCAGTAAAAGGTTGGCCGGACCTCCCAGGCAAGCGTACGCCTGACGAAATGTGCCGAGCTGCTGATAACGTGCTGCACGCTCGCTATCTGAACGGCAAATCGGTACTCGTATGCAAACGCGAACCGATCGGCGGCGGGGGTGACTCGTGGGAAGTAAAAGACCGCTTCAACGGACCCTCAGTAAACAACGGTTACTTGCCGTTTGACTACCGCTCTATCGAAACGCTCTTGAAAGCGCAGCAACCCTGCCTATGGAGTGCGCCCTATGTCTGGATCATATACGGACCCTTCGGAATCGGAAAGACTCGGTTTAGTCTTACAGTTCCGCGGCCGATCTTATTTCTCGACCTCGATCAAGGTACAAAGTCTATTGAAGCAGACGTTAAGCGAATTCGCGAAACTGAAGGCGACAGTAGCTTCCAAATCGAAAGTTTCGACGTTGAAAACTCCGCGGAGTACTCGCGCTTCATCAAATGCATCAACCAATGTTTCTGAAGTATAGTTAAGAAAGGACTTTACCCAATGCTCACGCGTATCACACTGGCGATCGACGACCAATCCTGGCCTAAACTGCATATTTCCGGTGAACGCGTTGGCGCTACCGGAAATCGCACAGCCTTCGAACAAAAAGTGCAGTACGATCAAGCGTACATGCAGTTCGAAAATTTGGTGCACAATCAACTGCGGCCTGTTGTGACGGAAATTATCGAACGTCGCAAAGCCGCTGTTTGAACAACGTTAACGCAGTGCTAACCCTTTTCGACAGGAGAACAGACAATGCTTTTCAACGATGACATGTCCCAAGTTGCAGCAGCTGATGAACTCGTACCAGAAGGTGCGTATCATTTCAGGATCTCAAAGGTCACTGCCAAGGAAGACGGAGGCTCGAACGGCGGACGTTCCCTCATGTTCATTAACAACATTCAGACAGAAGGTCCTTCCTTCGGCCGTGCAGTTCCTCTGAACTGCGACATGGACGATACGCGCGGCCGCGGCAACTTGAAGACCCTATATAAGGCCTGCGGATATAACCCCGGACCTGAAGGGCACGACCCTGAGCACGTTCTCGACAGCGAGTTTTACGCGACTGTCAAGCACAATCAAGGCAAAGACAGCAACAAGTACGCGAACATTATCCCGTGGACAATCAAGTCGGTGGTGGGATAACAACCTATGGCCATCGTCAGCTTTATCCTGTCGATGGCCGCGTTCATCATCTGGCGAGAAAAGCGCTCTGAAGAACGCGACCGTCGGCGCACCGTAACTCGCACCTGGAAGGACTAACGCCCTTGAGAGTTAGCAAACAATTTCGTTTCGAAGCTTCACACCAGATTCACAACCACCCAGGTAAATGTGCTCGACTGCATGGGCACTCTTGGCTCTTGACCGTCGAGTGCGAAGGTCTCGTCAAAGTGCGTACAGGTATGGTGATTGACTATTTCGACATTAAGCAAGCAGTACAGCCTATTGTTGACAGTCTTGATCATCAGCATTTGGGTTCGGGTACTGTGACAATTGGAAGTGGTTCACTTGTCTTTCTCGGCCCGTCCACTGAACTCAGTCTACCAAGCCTGCCCACGAGTGAAAACTTACTCCTATGGCTGGGCGATCAGCTTCGTAAGACGTCACCGGACTTTACCTGGTCACGCCTTACACTGAATGAAACCTGCACGAGTTCCGCTGAACTCACTTTTGAAGAATGGAGGACATTTTACAATGCCACTCATTAAGAAGCCCAAAGCGCCGAAAGTCAAACGGCCTCCACAAGGAGCCAAAACACCGAAAATGCCGAAGAAATAACCGGCATCAGCTGAAATCCCCTTTCGTTAAAGGCGGGGGGGATTTCTTCGCGGCTCCGTTCCGCTAACCCTTAGGGAGCCGCGAAGAAATCCCGAAAAGGAGAACTCACCATTATGGCAGACGAACTGCGTGTACCGTTAGCAGAACATTTTCATTCGATACAGGGCGAAGGCCACCATGTCGGCCTTCAAATGCACTTTCTGCGTTTTCCTGGTTGTAACGTGGGTAAAGAGCAGCAGCACCTTATTTGCTCACCTACTGTACCGGATGCTGAACACGTAAACGGTATTTGGACCAAAGTCCTGAAGGTGCTACCAAACGGTAACAGCGCCAAAGTTTGCACAGACTTTACAGGGAGTCACTTTTTCTGCGACACTGACTATGCGGTGCGAGAGCTGCTCGATGCAGACGACCTGATTAACGAAACGTATGAAGATGCAGTCTGCTTTACAGGCGGCGAACCGTTGATGCATCAGCATAAGCAATGGTTCAAGTCTCTGTATCATAAGTTCAAAATGAACGGAACTGCAATTCACGTTGAAACCTCAGGCACGATTATGCCGTTGTTACCGTTCGACTGGTTAACCGTGAGCCCGAAAGAAGACTGGAAGCCCGAAGCCATCGCTAAAGCTGACCAGATAAAGTTTCTCGTCCAGGAGGATACTCACGTATCGAACTACATGGACGAAATAATAGAGTACATCAAACCCGACTGCAAAGTGTTTCTTTCCCCTGTCTTCGATCCTAATGTTCTTAACAAAGCAAACTTAGACTATGCCCTTGAGCTGCTGCGAGACAATCCTTGCTGGCGCTTAAGTTGCCAATGGCATAAGTTCTTAAACCTGCGGTAAGGATTTTCTGAAGGAGAAGCGCACGAAAGGAGGGCAAGTGAATGAGCATCGGCAGCGCGTACAAGTTATTCGTCAAACACGCTACGAAGGATTCATGGCAGCAGATCGGGCCATCACCGAAATACGGAGGATTCTTCAATTTTGAACTGTCAGTCAAGGAAATGGAAGCAATGTTTGTTTCTCTGGGGCTGCAAACTAGGATAGAAGAATTTCAGACCGACTACGATGGTCGTAGGTGAGGAGGAGCGAGATGGAATTGACGAACGAACAGTTTTGGGCGATTGATGAGGCCGTCAAGCGAGACGAAGCCTGGGAGAACCGCAAGGAAGCAGTTCAGGACATTGTTTCGCGGATCATCATTCCTATAGTGTGCGCAACACAACTTGAGACAGAAAATCCGAGTACAAACACTCATATACGAGTTTGTTCTACGTGTGGAAAGCGGGTTTATTACGACAACGGCAACTGCACTTATCCTTGTTCTTGTGCTAACGGATGGATATGGGTGCCAAAAGCACCTGAAGGCACGCCCACGATTCCAGAGAAGCCGGAGACGGACGAGGAGTTCGTGAAGCGACTCTGGGAGCGCGTAGTTATTGAAAACGGTGGTTATCTTGGTTTAGGCGTCTTAATTTATGTTGGCGAGAACATAATTGGTGAATCTTCCTATATGAAGTTTTACGCGCCAACTCTTGATAAAGCATACGCCTATGCCGCCCAGTTTACGTGTGAACGTCTGCGTGGAATTGCCGAAGTCAACGAGGAATTGCAGCGGCGCGTGCGCAATACGGCACCGCTTTCAGAGCGAAAGCCGCTCGAAGAGCGTATTAACTATTTGAAGGCTGGCATGAAAGAGGACGCCGTTAGAAAGGCGATGCAACCGTGAGCACACCCAAACAACTGATGCTGTACGTTGTCTGCCTAATCATCGTAGCTCTTGTTGGATTCACCACAGCGTGCTTGGGCGAAAAACGAAAGAAGTGAGGACAAAATGACTAAGCGAGACTTGCCTACGGGCGGTATTATAAAACCTCCTTACATAATCGAAGATCACGTACTTAGTTACACGGCTAAGTACTGGGGATTCTTCGGTTCTCACTACCACGAAGGTCGCAAATGCTACGTCACAGGCGCTGTGAATACAGAAGACGGCGTCACCACGACTCGACATTACAACGAAAGGATGTGCACCAATGAGCAGCTTGCAAAGTACGCAGCCACGGAGGCTTGGGAAGAACTTAAAGAAGGCCTCAGTCGTAAGCCTTCGGACGAAGAACGTGAAACCGACGAACGACTCCTCGAAGTGTGGGAAGAAAGTGCCCGTCGATCAAAAGAGCTTACCGCCAGCAGGCGAAGACTTAATTAACCGCCCGGCGCATTACATGCGGGGGATTGAAGTCATCGAGTTCATAGAGTCCTGGAGCATGAACTTTTCCCTGGGCAACGTAATAAAGTACGTTACTCGAGCTCCGCACAAAGGGCACTACATCGAGGACCTTAAAAAAGCTCAGTGGTACTTGAAGCACGTGATCGAAGGTTCCGAAAACCTCGAACGTTTCAAGAAGCAAATGCAAGCTTTACTAGGAACAAAAATCTCCAAGGAGATACTCAGTGGATCAAAGTAAGATCGAAGCAGGCGTTAAACTCATTTTGCAAGGTCTCGGCTGTGATCTCCGTGATCAGAACTTTCAAGACACGCCTGAACGTGTCGCTCGTGTGTACAAGCAAATGTTTTCAAGCCCTGAAAAGGGTTGGGCCACTTTTGACGAAGACACGACAGACGTAGTACTGTTACGAGGGCACGAACTTTACACCCTGTGCCCTCACCACATGCTGCCGGTTAAACTTACCGTAAGTTTAGCTTACCGACCTGCCGGAAGAGTTATCGGCCTCTCAAAACTCGCTCGCGTCTTTCAAGAAGTTAACCGCGGCCCTATGCTGCAGGAAGTCATCGGCAAGGCTGCTGTTGACTTACTGTGCAGTCTTACGGGCACTAAAGATGCAATCTGCCGCGTTGAAGGGCAACACGGCTGCATGCGCATTAGAGGGGTTAAATCCTGCGCCGATACTGTTACTGAATATGAGGCGGGGGCGTTCAAAACGCTTGAAATGCAAAAGCGCTTCTACGCGATGTTAAGGAGATACTAATGCCAGAAGCTCGACTACCAAGCGCCGTTTGTGCAATATGCGGTGCTCTCAAAATGGACGTCAACCACTGGTTTGTATACGAAGGTACGTCACGCGCTTTCACAGCGTTTGAGTTTATCCCTTCGTGCGATTTGCCTTCGGTATGCGGTCAGCACTGTCTACACAAGGCTCTCGACGAATGGCTTGAAGAACGTAGACTGGAGGCTCAGCATGCTCGCTCAACCGAAAGTTAAGCCTCAGTCCTGCATGGGTTGCCCGTTGGAACTGGAAAAGCCCGTCTGGGGTGAAGGGCCGCCTTCAGCGAAGCTCGTCATACTAGGGCAGTGCCCTGGGCCCGATGAAGTTAAAGAAGGTCAGCCCTTTGTCGGGGGTTCGGGTCGGATTCTCAACAGAGCCATTTTGAACGCAGGAGGCTCACGCGCCACGAGTTACGTAACAAACTGCGTCAAGTGCTACGTTAAACCCAAGACGCAAGTGCCCCCCGCAGCGATTCACTACTGCAAACCTATCCTCGAACAGGAACTCAAGAATCTGCCCAATGCCACTACGCTTCTTACACTCGGGCAAGAAGCTTACACAGCAGTTTCAGGAGGACGTACACTCGCCCTCGTTCATGATAGAAGAAGCTCGAAGAAGAACGCAAACTATCGACTTCGTGGCTGCCCTGAGTCACTTCGATCTGCAGACAGGCTTTTTACGATTGTCCCTACGCTACATCCCGCTTTTCTGGCTTACTCGGGCTTTGCCCTTAGTACAGTGTTTGAATCGGATATCGCCAAAGCTTTTAGGTTTGCTCGTGGAGAGTCGGTTCTTTGCGAAGGAAGTTACGATGCGGATCCCTCTGAAACAACAGTGCGAGACGTCATACGAACCATTATCGACAGGCAAGAAGGGGGTCTTGATATTGAAACTCCTATGCCGGAAGACATCCCAGAAGATGATCGAAGCTCTTCTGGAGAGCTTCCAGTGCAAGTTATCGGACTTGCGCCTGACAGGAACTTCGCTATCTCTGTACACTCTGGACGATTCAAACAACTGCGTCCCTTATTTGACCTTACGGCTCGAGGAGACCTTAGTAACACGAAGCCGGTTCTGTGGGCATTCAACAGCTCCTTTGATTTTTACCATCTCAGGCAGTATTTCGATCTTCAAGGCGTAACTGAAGCTTGCGCGATGACTTTATTCCACCTGCTACAGCCTGACTCAACGCGTAAGGACTTAGGCACGATGATGTCCCTGTACACCGATTTACCCTTCCACAAGCACTTGCAAATGATTAACCCCGATCTTTACAACGCAGCAGACTGTTGGGGGGTACTAACTGGCGCCCAGAACATGATTGCAGCAGTGCGCTCTTTAGACAGTA